TACCTTTGCGTTGGGCGTCAGTCCGTGCATGAGCAATCCTCGATGCTGTCTTCATCGTCTGCGTATGCGAACATCTCGCCCTGATCTTTCGCCGTCGCCAGCATTGCTGCGTAGCTCGGCCTGTCAATGCGGAACAAATGCCCCCTGCCGGTGCCACCTTTAATCCGCGTCTCTTGTTTTGCCCACCAAACGGCGCGCTCCGGCTTTTCCCGTATCAATGAAAAAACCTGCTTCGCGCCTTTCAGGTAGCACAGATCGCAATTTCCGTGCATGGTCTTGCCGCCAATGTTCGGCAGTGCAAGGTCAAACGGCTGCGCCGCCCAAAACCGCCCGACATCGGCAGCGACTACGCCCGCCGCCGCCAGCGGCGCGCAGCGGTCGTTTGGCTCTTTGGTCGGTACTGACAGCTTCGCCACTCGTCGCGGCTCGTCGGCGCGGTAGCCGATCGCCACGTCCCAATGCTCAAACCCAAGCACTTGCTGTGCATAGAGCTTCATCGGTCGAATCTTGAGCTCGCTGGTGCAAATCCGCATTGCAGGGTTCGGTAGCAGGCGCTTGCGGCCAATCAGCTCGGCGAACGGCTCGCCGTTTCGACTTGCAGTTTCATACGTCACTTCGCGCCATCGCTGCTGCGGCTCGTCATGGTCGGCATACTCCAGCCACGTGATTGGCACGCTCCATCGCTCGGAGCATTCGCGCACAAAATCCAGTGTTTCCGGCATTTCCTTGCCCGTATTGGCAAAAACCACGCGCACGTCATCCGGTAGTGTGCCGCCGTGCGCGGCAAGAATGCAGTGCAACATCATTCCGCTGGTGCGACCGCCGGAGAACGAAACGACAGCCTGGCCGTCGATCATGCAAGGGTCTCTCATGGTCACTCCGAACCCCTGCCGCCCAACCCATCATTGCAGGGGACGCGCCGCGATGAAGCTGCGTCGCACCCCTGAATTCCGACGTTATGCACTATGGCACACCTCCCGCAGCAGCCCGTCCACTTTCCGCTGTCTGCTACGTTTCGCTTGCGCTTTTCTGATCGCCATTTTCCTGTCTTGGGCATCAACGACAAAGACTTCGCAGTTCGCGTAATCCGCGTCAGTTGGCTTGCCGCCAGTTGTCCAGTTCCCGTTCGGGAATCTCGCTACCGTCCATTTCATGTTTACACCTTTCCTTGGTGAATAACTGTGACTTCAACTCGGACGCCTTCTGCGCCGGTTAAGGCGGCGTTATGCCCCCTGAATGCTCTCGGCTCGGACGGTCTCGTGCACCTCCTGCACTGCCGCATTGATCGCCGATCCGCGCTGCTCTTTGGTCAACAGGTCGCGCAGCTCTTTCCGAGCAGCGTAGGCGGCCCGCTCCGGCGGATACTGGCGAGGGGTGGCTGGCTCGCAGTTCACGCACCACAGATACCCGTAGGCCTTGGCAATAGCCCCTTTCAGGCGCTCGATTTCGGCGTCCTTTGCATCGAGTGCCGCGCGCTGGTCCTCTGGGCTCAAGTGCAGCCGGCAACCCAAGCGCTTGGCTTCTGAAAAAAACTCGTCATAGGTCATCATGTCAATCCTCTCGTCGTTGTGGCCGCAGGCCTAACACGTCATTCCAGGCGACGGCCTACGGCCGCGCCTGAATTCCAGCGTTAGAGCGCAAGGCCATGTTGCTCTGCCCGCACCGGTTCTTGAAACAAACTCTCCTGCCGCGCAGCGTTTTCTATGCGCTCGCAGGCAATCTCAAATGCGGTGGCGTCTACCTCGCAGCCTATGAACTTCCTTCCCGCCTTCACGCAGGAAACGCCGGTTGTTCCCGCTCCCATGTGGGTGTCAAGAACGGTATTCCCTGTCCGCGAATAGTCCGCCACCAGCGAGTCCATCAGCAGCGTCGGCTTGCCGCCCATGCGCGCCTTGTCGTTCCACCCAGGCCCAGCAACGTAGCCTCCCGGCAGAGTTCCCCACTTCATTTGCGCCTTGGTGCGCGCTACCACAATCCAGTCAGTCCACGAGCTTGGGCCGTCCCCGCTCAAGCGCACTGCGCGCCCCGGCTGGTAAAACGGCAACGGCGCAAAGGCGTAACGCCCAGCCTTCTCCAACGCCGTGCGCACGGCCAGCGCCAAGTCGCTGTCGGTCATCCAAACCACCCAGCCACTGCACACCCTGGCGTACTGCTCGGCGAAGTAGGTCACATCCTCCAGCGTCAGCGCCCGGTATCCCAGCGTCTGGCGCTCGGCGTTGTCGCGTGCCTTCGAGGCTCCGGCGTCGTGGCCGCTGTGGCACCTCTCGCTGTACGGCGGGTCGGTTATCACGGCATCGCAGGGGGCGAGCGTAGGCAGCACCTCTCGGCAATCTCCGAGGTACAGCGTAGCCAACCCTATGTGTTCAACCCTCATCGCGTCTCCTTCTTGCGCTCTAACACTGCGGTCAACGCGGACCTTCGCGCCCTGCGGCGCTCAGGCCCGTTACCTCAGCGTTAGCCCGCACGAGCCAGCGCCAACCGTATGCCATCGCTGGCGTTTCCGTTGCCGAGCTCGACCGCCTTGGCCCAGCTCGCATCGTCCAAATACACATTTCGGCGCTTCCCGCCCTGCATTTGCTCCGGGCGGCCCGGCTTGCTGTACCAGTGCGGTTTAAGCGTCGCCCCTTTTGGCCCCCAATAGGCCACCTGGCCGTCGCTGTCTCGGCTCCACCGGATGCAACATTTCTGCCCACCTGCCGCCAGTTCGCCGGCCTGCGCTTCCAGCGGCTCAAACTCGGCGTCGGTCGCAACCTCAACACCATCGGTCAGCGGCTCCATTTCTGCGTTGTAGATCGTCGCGTAAATGCTCATGGTCGATCCCCTTAGCCCAGAATCGCCGCGACCACGTCGGCCGGCGCGTTGGTGTAGGACAGGCAGGTTTCCGCCTGGCTGCGGGAAACTTGCTGGCTGCGGGAAAACCCGTTGCCCCAGTCGCTGCTGACGTAAAACTTGTCACCGTCGCGGGTGATGCGCTCTTGGCCACCGTTGTTTTGGTTGGCGTACTTTTTGGTGATCTTGGTCATGGTCTGCTCCTTGGTTTGCTGGTCAGCGTTATTGCTTACCATGACTCTATTATATACACACATAACAGAATGTCAAGCATTTTGTGTGTATATTTTCAAGTTGTCGCAAGTGCGGGCTAACCCGTCGTTCAACCGGCGACGGCCTTCGGCCGCGCGGTTAACTCTGCGTTATGCCCCATGAATGCTCTCGGCTCGGACGGTCTCGTGCACCTCCTGCACTGCCGGCAAGACATCGTCACGCCTCCTCGAAAACAATCCGCGGAAACGCCTTGCCGATCGGCACGCACCGGTAGAGCACGACCTCGCCGCCAATTGCTGCCGCGTCATCGATGGCAAGCTGACGGGCCGCCTCAATCGTCATGTCGCGCAGTGGCCAAGCGGACAAATGCGCCTGGCCAGATCGGCAAATTGCGTATTGCTCCGGCAGAGGCTCCGGATCGGTGGCGCAGATCGCCACTACGTCATCCTGCGCGTCGTAAGCTGGCGCGCTTTCCGAGCCGTTGCCGTGCAAGTAGGCGTCCTCTCCGCCTGGATACCTCTTGGGCCAGCGCATAAAATCGTCCTGGATGAACTGCTCCAATGTGGCTTGGCCGTTATCTGGCTTCGCCTCGACTGCTGCAGATACAGCCGGCTCCTCTTCCGATTTTCGGCAGCGCTCCGCGAGATAACCGCGGCCCGCTGCGGTGATTTTGTAGGCAAGCGTGTTCGTGATGTCGTCACGGCATTTCGTGATCAGCCCATCGGTAACGGCGTGGTTGGCATTGTCGCGCGCCTGCGATGGAGACAAGCAAGCCGCGGCCGCAAGCTCGGAAACCGGCATCAGACCGTACTCGGCAAGCGCCCGGAGAATCTTGGCCCTGGCGCCATTTTGGTTTGTTGTAGACATGGCTTTTACCTCCTTGGTGCTATCGCAGCGTGTGAGTGATGATCCGGTATCCTGGCTTGCAAACGACCTTTTGGAATCCGTGCGCCGTGCGCTGTTTGTCGTCGCTGATTGCTTCTTCATCTTCCTCGTCGCCGACGGCAGCCGCGGCGGCATCCGCGGCTGCTGCGGCCCTGTTGCGCGCTTTCACGGCGTTCGTGGTTAGCTGCATGTGCGAAGCTTTGTCGCGCAGCTTTGCAGGAGACACGCCAAAGCGCGCGGCGAGCTTTGTGGCCGGAATGGTGCCATACAGGCAGCAAAGCTCGCGCTCCTCTTCGGCTGTCCAGCGCTTGTATTTTTGCTGATTCGGCTGGGCTCGGTTGCTGCTCATGCGGACCGCTCTTGCTGCGAGTGCCAAAATCCAATCTGATACAAAACGTCGTCGAGCACTTCGTGCAGTTCCTCGACGGATTCTGCGACGACGTCAACGTCGGACACGAGGCGCACTTGTTCCTGGAAACTACGGAATTCGTTGCGGTTGCTGCGTGGCGCTCCGGGGCGGACGATGCGCAGGAGCTTGCCGCCGTGCGTTCGCAGGGAGTTGGCTTCGTGCAGGAATCGCACGTCGGAAACCACGAAATTACGCATGCCATCAAAGCGCTTGTCTTGAATCTCACGGATGGCTTGCCATGACCAGATGTCTTTGCAGATCTGATCTTGTCCCCACGATGTCCCAAGCGACTCCATCAACTCGACCGGCGTCTTGCCGCCGAGCCACGCAATTGGAATCTCCTTGCGCTCAGGCGAAAAGTCATCATCAGTCAGCCCGAGCATGGCCTTGAGTCCAGCGCGAATGGGGTCCGCAAACGCGAGCCGATAAAATCCGTGAACGGCGACCAGGTATTCCGCCGCGGTGTCTTTGCCGTTGAACGGCTGGCCTGTCAAGCCGAGTATCATGAGTCGTTGCTCCTCAAAGCGTTTCGATTGGCCCTGTCGGCGTGGGCAGTCGCAAGCCGTTTCGCCGATCGTGCAGTGACTGCTCGCTGGCGGCCGCTTCCGCGCGCTTGGCGTCGATGCGGTGAATCTCAGACATCCAGTAGCTGACGTCCTCGAGAGACAGGCGCACCTGGTCGGCCGCATGCTGGCGCACCTGGTGGAGGTCGTGCTGGTGGATGCGCGCGGCAGGAATGCGCAGGCCGAGCCCGATGCGCAAGGCCAGCCGGCAGGCGTTGTGGATTGCCTTGCCGAGCGTCTGCAACGGCGAGGCGCTTCGCTTGCGGCTTGGCCGCGCTTGCATACTGTGGTCGTTGTAGTGGCTCATGCGTCGGCCCCATCAAAGACCGGCCGCGTTGCGCGAAATCCGACCATGGCATACTGGCCATTCAGCAGCGCGGCATACAGCGCAAACGCCCCGGCGTCTTTCCCGCTGCGGCATCCGCCGCCCCGGATCAGCCCGCGGTCGTCCCAGACCATCCTTGTCGACCCGGCTTTTGGGAAAATGCCCATTCCATCGGCGCGAGGATCGCACGGCGCCGTGGTGACGCTCGGGGAGTCCGGCTCGACAACGCCGGCAACGCCTTCCGGGCCGCCTTGAAGGTCGTCGTACACCCACGCCCAGGCGTTTCCGCCGAAGTCGCACAGCCGTTGTCCGTTTGACAACGTCTTCCAACGCGCTTCCGATTCGTCGTCAGGCTGGTACATGCCAGACGCCGGAGACAAAATGCTGCGCTTGCGGAGCCCTTGCTTGAGTTTTCCGAGCCCAAACTTGCCGCCAGTCCAATTGCAATTCTGGCCTGCCGCATCGTGGGCGATCGCCAGCCATTGCCGCTCGGTGATCAGCGACCAGCCTGCAGCCTGACAAGCGGCCAGGGCGACGAAGTACGAAACGCGCACCCAAGGCGTGCTGGCGACGTGGGATCCAGCGCGAGGAACGCGCGACTCCGGATCCTGGCAGCAAAGGAACGTCGAAACCTCGAACGATTGAACGACAAGGCCGCCAGGCAGATGCGTGGTTGGTACGCGGGTAAAAGCATGATCCATTCGTTTTTTCCCTTCGCAGTTTGTAGGTTGCCGGTACTCTCCCGGCTTGTCGCGGGGCTTTCGTTTTCCCGTTACGCCAGCCGTCTGCAAAAGTCGCTGGTCACTCCTGCGGCATCCGCCCCGTGCTTTGGGCTTCCTCGCGCATTTTTTCCGGCCGCGTCAGTTTTCCCGCTGACCGATAAACCTTAAAAAGACGACCGAAGACCCGTGTCGTGCCGGGTGCAGCCGGAAACGTTTCACGAATCGCCTCCTTCGTGCCGGGTGCAGCCGGAAACGTTTCACGAATCGCCTCCTTCGTGCCGGGTGCAGCCGGAAACGTTTCACGAATCGCCTCCTTCGTGCCGGGCGCGCTGCTCGCGTTGCGCAATGTGCTTGCCTTCGCCGATCCCGGCATAGAAGGCGTCCCGCCGCGGATCGCCGGGCTTGTACTCGTGCTTGATCGGGTGCGACGCAAACACGTACAGCAAAAACGCTTTGACTCCTGCCTTGTACTGATCCGACCGCGCTTCACGGCCGCTCGGGAACGCTTCGGCGGCAAGCCGCTCGGCAAGAAGAACGCCGCCGGGTTGATCGATGTGGGGCATGTGGTGGCTCCGTGTTGGGTTGATGAATGACACAATACCCGTTTATGGGTGTCGTGTCAATCCGTAAATGGGTAGTTCGAGCGAAAAAAAAGCCGCCTTACAGACGGGCACCTTCCAACGGCCTGGCGATTGCTACCGGACCAGGCTGCTCAACCGCTCGGCTACGGAAATGGTGACGAGCACAAACAAGGTGATGATGACCGCCGCGGGAATGAGGGCGAACGCCAGCTTGACAAGCAGCGAGACCATCGACCAAAAAGCCATGTGAACGTCGGTGACGATGACGCGCGCCGGGCGGTCTTCTGGCTTCCCAGAAGCCGGCAACCCCGGCGCCGCCTCGATTCGCCAGAGCGTCTCCGCCGCCCTGCCGTCCGCGGTCCGGACGTCGACGGCTGGCGCCTCTTCCTGAGCCGGGAAATTGCCCGCCGGGAAGCCCTGATCTGGAGCAAGCCGGGATCGCCTTGGGGGGGGTGTCTGACTATCCATTGCGGAACCATATCACTTCTCGTGACATTTGCAGCCCTTGATCGCGCGCAGTCGAGTCCGGGTTAGTCGTTTCTCTCGCTGCGCGGCCCGAAATCCTTCTTGCGCGACGCCTTTCTGGCCAGGTCAAGCAGTATCTCTCGCACCTCCTGTGAGGCGTCTCGATAGCCTTGCAGGAGCTCGCGCTCATCAATCGGAGGCTCATGCACCGCCAGGACCGTTACCGGGGCCGCTGGCCCATACGCCTCATCCGGATCCACGAGCAAGTCCTTGGCCGAGCGCCTGAACTCCTTGGCAATCAGATCGAGATTCTGGACGGTCAGATTGCCATCCGCATTGCGCGCGCGCTGAACGGTGCCAAACCCGACGCCGGCAGCTTTGGCCACTTTCCCGAGCGTGTCGCGGCCTGGATAGGATGCCATCAGCCTGATCAAGTTGCCGCTGATGATTTGCGCAATAGCCATTTGCGGATAGTCGCAAATGCGCAAATCAATGTGTGGGTATTGCGCTGACCCACATATGGGTATAGGATGCGCGACCATGATCACCTCCACACCAATCTACGAATTTGTGATGGCCAAACTACGGGCCAAGACCATACCCCAGCGCACGGTCGCTGCCGGCAGTGGCGTCCCCTACTCGACCCTGACAAAGATCGCGCAGGGCAGCATCAAAGACCCGAGCGTGCACCACGTGCAGCGCCTCGCCGACTACTTCGCCAAGCAGGCGCCGGCCAGTCAGGCCGACCACGTTGAGCAACAGCAGTCCGCCGCATGACGCCCACAACCCATCTCCTCCCACCGCCAGGCGAATTCTCCGCGCCTGTGCGGCTTCTGTCCCTCTCCGCGTCCTGACAGACGCGGGGAGGGCTTTTTTTCACCAAGGACACATCGCGTGCTCAACGACTCGAGAAGGCCGGG